AGTTACTTTCCTACGTCGCTTAATAGGTTCATTAAATGCATTTCGTATTTGATTTTGAGCTTTTGTTGGAGCATTTAAGTCATCAATGGACAATTTATGCAAAATATCGTCTTCGTCGTCTTCGTCTTCGTCATCATCATTCTCATCTAGATCATTTATATTTCCTGGTACAGCTGTTAATAGTTGCCCATCTATAGCATCACCTGCAAAAAGCTCTCCGCCTTCTTCTTCACCACCGCCACCTTCTTCACCGGTTCCACCGGCCTCGGCCTCTTCAGTCCCTACTTCTTCTAATTCCACGTCTCTTAATTTATCTTCTTCACGTTCCTTCTCAATTGCGCTGATATCACGATCCGTCAAACCCATCACACTCTTACGTAACCAATAACGACTCACCAATCCTTCAGGTGCAGCAGCCGCAATTTCAAATCTCGTTCGAATTAATTCCAGTTTTTGCTGTTGTGCCACAGATGATGGATTAGACAACATAATATCAAAATCAATAAGATCCTCACCTTCATATCCATGACAAAATAAATGAATCATCGCCAGCTTATTTAATTCTGATATCACAGTCTTCTGAATTCTTTGTATACACCTAGAAAACCTTATATCTTCCTGAGCTAGAGTAGCTTTTGCACCAACATCTTCATCATACCCCAAATAAGCACGTGGTATTTTTAAAGCAGCAAATAGTTTTTTCTGGATGTACTCCACATCCTCAATTGCAGCTGTATTTTGTCCACCGGCTAAAGTGTCAATCTTGGTACCAGATTCACCTCCACGCACTGGAAGAAAATAATCCTCATCCACCGATAAAGGATTATATCGTAGATCAACTTTTCCACTTGATTTGTCTATAACCTGGCTTCTTTTTAATGAGGTCTGTGCTTGCTCCAAATAATCTGCAACATCTTCAGGGGGAACATTTCCAACATCAATATAAAACACACGACGTTCTGGCGCTCGAATAACCCTATAAACCAACATTGCATCTTCAATCAATATAAGTTGACGCCAAATTCTACGCGCAGACTCCAGTACCGAAGTACCGTACGGTAAAAAAGCATCGTTTCCCAACAAGCGAAAATGAGTAACCTGCCAATTTTCTAAAACAGTATTTCCTTGTGTAAGCCAACGAAATCTTACAGCACCCGGATTGTTTGGTTCGAAATTCTCTTCACGTTCAATTTCTGAAATTGCAATAGGATAAATATTGATAATACCGAACTCCGGAGATACATCATTAAATAAGAAAAAGTCACCGTACTTGCAAAGATTGCGAACCCACATTACCAAATTAAATTCGACATTTAATACATCATAAAAAAGATTTTCCAACAACTCATGAATTCTACGGTTTTCCGAATAGATGTGTAATATTTTCCCCTTGTCATCCGGAGACGCCGTCTCTTCTGCATAAATATCCAATGCTGAGGCAATTTCAGGTGTAGCCTCCATTTCACTAAAGTCGCTATAACGTGACATTCGATCAAAAGCACCATAAGCGCTAAGGGTACTATTGTAAACATCACTATGAGCTCTTCTAAATAGCTCTAGAGCAGTTGAGGCACCAGGCTCCGAAAAATTCCTCACTTTTCGTTTAATAATAGGGCCGGCCCGAAATAATTGAGTCAATCTTTGAAAGATGTTTTGTGTTTTTATCGACATATCATCCTCTTCTAGTGCATAATTATTGTACTCACCTTAAGAAGAACATAAACCTAAACTAGCCAAGAAAGATCCCCGTAAACTGGATGTGACATAGATCCACTAATAACTTCAGGCATTTGATCAAGAATCACAGGAATAAAAGGATTTAATTTTTTAAGTGCCCAGGGGCTTGTGGGGGAAATATTGGTTTTATTTGCATTAACTTCCATCGCCTTTAACATCGCATCGTTAATGTCCACAGTTTGCTTATTGTAAGCAGGAGTTGTATCATAAAGCCATACCCCAATTGCTAACGCCAAAACTAAATCATCATTTTTGCCTTTATGTGCTTGTGCCTTGTTTCCTTTCCACACAAAAGTCTTCAATTCTTCATATAGACGACTGGAGTATATACCAATTTGTTTATTCCTTATAACTTCTTCAAGTTTAGTAAGAATCTGATTTCTAGTTACCTTGGATGTGTTAAACCCTATTTTAGAAATATTCCCACTCTCATTTTGAAAATATGAATAACGATCCTTCTGGTTCTTAAAATAAAGATTAGGATACCCTAATTCCTTTAATTTCATTATCACGGCATACCCGTATGTATTATTTTCAGGACACATAAGCGCTTTATTGTAACGCATTCCAGCTTCATTTAATAAAGCAGCAAATTGATCAGGAGGAATTTTGCCCTTATATTCTGCAACAATTTCTGATGTATGAATATCAATTACATGAAAAGTTGAATAATCTGCTGCATCGCCCCGTGAAATATCTGCAGAGATTATATATTTGTGTTCTGACAGTGCGTATTTCCATGTCCACACACCCATATTAGGGCCCCATTTTTCTAAAGGGTATTTTACACTGACACGAATATACTCTAAATCCTCAGCTGTTAAAAACGTATCTCCGGACGCTGCAAAATCGCAAAGAAATTCTTGTGCTACCTGCTTTGGAGAAAAATTCTTTGACTCATTCTCAAACCATTCCTCATCATGTTCTGGATGTACCCACCATGGAAGCTTGATAGGATTGAATTCATTTTCTCCCGCTTCTGCTTTTACATAGAGCTCATGATATTGACCGCCTACACCATTTGGTGTTGATAAAACAATTGCTCGACCGCCCGTAGAGATTGTCGGATATAGACCCATCCATAATTCATCAAAATTACGAACAAACGCAGCTTCATCAACGATTAACAATGAAAGAGCCTCAGACCTTCCTGCATCATCCGACGTAGGAATAGCCTTGACTATAGAACCATTACTAAATTCCACCGTCTGTTTATTGTTTGAAATAATCTGGGGCAACACCAACCACTTTGGTAAACTATTTAAAGCTACTTTTACCTTTTTAATGAAATTCATTGCCACGCTAAGCTTTGTGGCAATCACTAAAATATTTTTGTCTTTATAAAATATAGCCATCCAAACTGCGTATGCAGCAGCAAGTGTAGAGATGCCTAATTGACGTGATTTAAGAATAATATTGAATCGATGACCAACCAACTCCGTAAGACAGTCATCTTGAAAAGAATATGTATTAAAAGGAATTAGCCCGCGCGTAGGGTGTTGGATTTTAACATATTTATTAAGAAAATGTATGGGATCTTTTCCACACCTAATAACTTCCTTTATCTGGCGTTGCTTATTAAGCGGTGGCATTACATATCAATCCGCAAACTCACAAATCGTCTATAATAGGCAATCTTACGAGGGGAATTACTAGTAGCTTGTATTAACTCAACATTGTCTTTATTCGATGTTTCGCTTAATTTCAAAGTATCACCTGTGATCTCTTTGAATTTACTTTTTAGACCACTAACTTTATTGGTTAAACGCTGCATAGATTCATCAACCAATAGAACTAATTGATCTCGTAAACTAACCTCACTTGCAAAATGAACAATAGTAGAGTATTTCAACGTTAAAGTATCACCCTGAAAAGAGGTAGCAATTGCTGATTCACCATCCCCTTGAGAAGTTCCTCCAAAATCTAATATATTGCCGATGGCATTGATCTGTTTAGTACTTAACATGCTTTCACTCCATTCCTATATAATTATAATTGTGGTATTCACTTTGTCCCATAATTCTAGTCTGTCCGTCCGTTAATACAACATTATAATCTATATACTACCAATTACTCAATTCTATATGTGGGACGTTTTTTTAATATCGTTATATGTTTAGCAATATCCTCAGAAGTTGGTCGCCATCCCAAGTGCCATCTTTCTCTATTGGCTTCAGCCCATTTAAACATACACTCTTGACAACACCCATATTCTTCATATGACAACATGTCTTCTAATCCACCCATTAAAAATCCACAAATAGAACACTCTAGAGAACGAATATCTTCATCATCTAGAGGCTTAATCAATCTAATATTGGGATAAACATGCTTTGTTAAACGTGAAGAAGCATATTCATACCACTCATTGTCAATCATAAACTACTGTTGCATCCTTTCCACATGAGGTTATCTCTAATACATTATCAGCGGCATCCTTAACGGCATCTACATGAGAAATAACCAAAATATTCTTGAACCACTTTTTAAGAGAATCTAAAAGCCTATTACAGGATTCCACATTCATTTCATCCAATGCCCCAAAACCCTCATCAATTATAAGCATATCCGTCTTTGGAAGACATGATACATTGATCAATGCAACCCTAATAGCTAATGAAGCCATCATTTTTTCCATTCCGCTAGCACACTCAATGATTCGTTGTGAATCTCCGTAATTAATAAAAA